CCATTCATAAGATTTAGTGCATCGATATCAGAATTAAACTCAACTATCAAGGGTTTGAGCGAGAAAATTCAAGTTTTAATCCAAAATTCTGAAAAACAAGAGGTTCAGTTACTATATCATGAGAAACAATTAGACAATCATGAATATAGAATTAAAACTTCAGAGGAAAAAATCAAATTATTGGAAGAAAAGGACAGAACTTAAACATTTAAACAAACATAATAACAAACATTAAAACTAACAAAAGATAAAACATAAAAAAGAGTAATAAAACAATTATTTAATTATGTAAAAATGTAATAAAGTAAGTATGTAAACATGTAAAAAATTAAACAAGGAGGTATTTGGAAATGTTAGAAAAATTAAAATCAAGAAAATTTTTAATGGCATTGGTATCTGTAATCGTAGGTATCCTCAGTCTCTATGGAGTCTCTGATAATACAATTGCAATAGTACCAAGCATATCACTAATACTCGTACCAGCAGTAGTCTACATCATCACAGAGGGTAAGATTGACGCTGCATCAGTAGCTAAGTTAATCGAGACAGCAACTGAGGTTATGGATGTATTAGATGGCGACGAAGTAAAGAAAGTTGAGACTACTATTGTAGTTACAGAGCCAATTATTGTTAAGGATGGTGAATAACTATGGTACCAATTAAACAACGTTTTGACGACGATGACCATTACGATGGAGGGAATACACATGAATTTATAACAGTACATGATACTGGCAATAAAACCGATTCAGATGAGGGTAATGCAAATTACTTCTGTACTGGGACTAGGAATGCAAGTGCAAATTACTTTGTAGATGATGACAGTATAACTCAAGTTGTTAGAGATACAGATGGAGCATTCCACTGTGGAGATGGACATGGAAAATATGGCATTACAAATAGAAATTCAATAGGCATAGAAATGTGCAGAGTGAATGGAATAGTAACCGCTAAGACAGAAGCTAATTGTATAGACCTAGTTAAGTTACTAATGGCTAAGTATAAAGTTCCAGCATCCAAAGTAGTTAGACATTATGACGCAAGTCGTAAGATATGTCCTCAATCAATGAGTACTAATAACTGGGCAAGATGGTGGGCATTTAAAGCTAAGTTAACTAATACAACAGTTAAAGCCCCAACACAAACCATTAAAACTATTCCATATCCAAACTACTACATTAAGTATAACCCAACGAAATATGATGCTAATGCAAAATTAATCCAACAGAAGCTAGGAATCGGTGCAGATGGTTATTTTGGTAATCAGACTAAGCAAGCTGTTATAAACTTCCAGAGCAAAAATGGACTTGGTGCAGATGCAATAGTAGGTTCAGAAACATGGAATAAATTATTCAATTAAGATGATAAAACAAATAAATCATCTGTATAAAAAACAATTAGGAGGCGAGGCAAATGCCAAGACCATCACTATATACCACAATGGTTAAACCTCATTTGCCTTTAATCTCTAAGTGGGCAAGGACTATGAATGAGAGGCAAATAGCCGAGAAGCTCGGTATAGATAAAACCACACTAACAAAATACAAAGATAAACATCCAGAGTTAGTTGAAGCAATCATAAACGGTAAACAAGATTTAGAGTCAGATATGTACTCAGAACTTATATTAAGTGCAACAAATAGATTCGTAGAAGAAACAAACAACTCAGAGTCAATGGATAAAACTGGAGCATTAACAATCACTAAGACTACATATAAAAAATTTGTTAAGGCAGACATTGGAGCAATCATAGTAGTACTTAAACAAATAAGTAAGGCTAATGGTACAGAGTTTAACAATTATGCTACCGATGAATTAAAGCAAAAGTTAGCAGAATTAAAGATAAAGCAACAAAATGCAGATAAGGACAGTTGGTGATGATATGAGGATTATGGGTGTAGATTCATCAACTGTTTGTACTGGATATAGCATACTCGATGATGAGACTCTTGTATGTTGCAACAGAGTAAAGACTTTTGATAGTAATAATAAAATATTGGATATATATAACAAACTTAAAGCAATGATAGAAGAGTACAAGCCAGACCAGATAGCTATGGAAGAGGGTTTTGTAGGTGGTAAGAACAAAGGTAATGTACTATTGCTTGCAGAGGTACGTGGAGCTGTAAAGCTATTAGCTCAACAATACAATCTACCAATAACAACATATTTTCCATCAACAATTAAAAAAGCGGTAGCTGGCAAAGGAGATGCTGAAAAAATGGAAGTCTATATATCATTGAAGAATAGATATGAAGGAGATTCTGTATTTGAGGGCATTGGTGCTTATTCTGAAAAGGAATATAAGAAGAAGCCAGTAATAAAGACTGATGATATGTTCGACTCAATAGCAATAGGCTTAACTCATTTATATAAGCTAAGAGCTATCGCATAACAGAAAGGAGGCAATGAATATGTATACACTCAAAACATTCTACACATGCAGTACATGGCGTAAGTTCCGTCTATTAGTGATAGACCAGCGTATAAGTCCAGATGATGGACTCTTATACTGTGAACATTGTAATAAGCCAATCCTCCAACGATACGATGTAATCCTACATCATGTTAAGGAACTAACAGAGGATAACGTCAATGATAGTCAGATAGCTCTACATCAAGACAACATCAAGGTAGTACATGCTCATTGCCATAATGAGATACATAAGCGATTCTCTGGCCAGAACAAACGTGAGGTCATATTAATCTATGGTGCTCCTTGTAGTGGCTATGAAGAGTATGCAGAGTCATTACTCAATGCTAACGATATTATAATCAACATCAACTATATATGGAGGATGCTCAATGCTACCAACGCTAAGTACGTTAAGTCAGATAGTATGAAGCAAGTAGTCTTCTCAGTAAGGGATACGTTGTATGACTGCGTCAAGACCAGAAACGGAAAATGGGAACGATGCTATGTAGTCGTGACCGTACCATCAGCTGGTGAGAGAGAACGGCTGTGTAACGCCTTGAACATACAGAGGAGACTATTAGTTGATGTGACTATGGAGCAATGCCTAATCAATCTAAGGAACAACCAAGAAGGTAGAGACATCAACCAATGGACTACGTACATAGAGGATTGGTATGAGTCTTATAGCCCAGACAGATATGAGGAGTAATAATAATATGAATAATGTAAATGATGAATTAGCAAAAGCTCTTAATGAGTTTATAGATGGATTCAAGAAAGATATAAGCAATGGTGTTATAAACTATGACCCAATGCATGAAATTGTTTTTATATATGTAGAAGACCGTGAGGCTATGCTAGGAGTCTTTGAATATCAGAAGACGTTTAATGATACTCATGATATTAAGTTTACGCTAGCACATGAAGATTTTGATTCTGGATATATGCAAGTAATACCAAGGATATTTTTAGATAGGGAGTATTAACAACTAAATGTGGCGATGAGCCAAAGTAATAGCCTTGACAGCCGATGCCAATGTGAAATGCGAATCTATATAAAGGAGGGTACTTAATATGTTAAACAAAGAACAGATAAAGAAACTCGATGATGAGTTAGATGCACTCGTAAGAGATATAGAAAAGAAAACTATAAAGAGAATCAAAACAAAGTTATTGGTATTTGGATTATCTTTAATGGTTATAGGATTGTTGATAGTAATCTGTAGTAAAGAAGAGCTACAAGGTAAGTATGGTTCAAGTATATTTGGCATAGGTACTGGAGTAGTATTAGGACTTACTATCATTGATTAAACAATAATAAAATATATATTGATATTAAATTAATATTAAAATATATCCTAATGATTTTACGTTATGACTAATCCACCACGGATTATGTTCTGATACAAAAAGAATATTAAAATATATTCTGATATTAAAAAGGAGGATGAGTACATGGAGTGTAAATATACCATTAGTCTACAACTACATAGCTTTGAGCTTATACGTGTAGTAGATGACAACACGATAGAAGTTAACTGCCGATGTTGCAATAAAAAATTTAAATTAAATCATGACTTAAAACAAATAAGCCCATTAGATAATAACATAGAGCAGTTAGATGATGACGGTTCCAGTATCTATGACCAATGCTGTGGAGAATAGCCCCCCCTAAATACATCATATTAATTACGTCAGACAGCTGTGAGCCAATCAGTTAATTCTACAGAGGCCATTTTTTTGAAAATTTTCATAAGATTTTAGCCCATTTCCAGACCGATTATAAAAAGAAAGGAGGATAAGTATGGAAGAAGATAAGAGATATCAAGAGTTAGAAAAACTAATAAAAACATTGCCAGAACAGCAACAAGTATTAGGGATTAGTCTAATATCAGAGCTAATATTCATAGAATCCAATTTAAAATACTTAAAGACATTACCATTTATATGCGTTAATCCGAAGAATAACCAGCAACAAAAGCAAACGGATGCGTCAAAACAATATAAAGACATGAGTAATAACTACAATAATACGTTAAAAACGTTAGTTCAAATACTGAAACAGACCGAAGAAGTAGAGGAATTAATCCCTCTTGGATTATGGTTAACTGCAAATGAGGCTAAACGTAGGACAATATAAGGCAAAAAGAATATTAGAATATATAAAAATATTAACTACAAGCCCAGACGGCTCTGAGTCGAATATAATCACGGCGTAGCCGTAAAACACATAACCAAAGAGGTGACAATTATTGGACAACCAAATATTAGAGCAAACAATAGATGACAATTACATAAAACAATACTATCAAGAAATAAAAAACGGCAATATAGTAGCTGGTGCAGATATTAAAAAAGTACTTAGATGGCTTATATCTGGAATGAATAATCCTAAATATAAAATGGATTTCATTGAAGCAGATTTACGTATTGACTTCATTCAGTCAAATATAAAATTAACTAAAGCTCCATTTTTCGGTAAACCGATGAATCTCATGTTATGGCAGAAAGCATGGCTAACTGCTCTGTATAGTTTCCATATAGAAGTAATGGAAAATGAGACTGATACTATATGGGTTAAGCGTTTTACAGAAACATTACTATTGATAGCTCGTAAAAACGCAAAGTCAGAGACAAGCAGTGGCGTAGGATTAAGTGACTTATTCTTATTACCATCTGGTAGTGATATATGTGTTAGTAGTAATGATGACAACCAAAGCAAACTTGTATATGATGCAGTAGCTACAATGCGTGAGATGTTAGACGCTAAAAATACATTCTCACGTAAAACTCAAAAGCTTATAGAGTGCAAAAATAAGAATACTATTTTCCGCATGTCTGAAAAAATGAAAAATACAGAAGGACGTAATATAGCATCTGCCATTATCGATGAGATTAATATGATGAGCAAAGATATGTTTATCATCAATAGTATCAATCAATCTATGAGTATTAAAGATGAGCATTTAACTATCTATATAACGAGTGAGGGGTTTGTCGATGA